TCCATAAGCCTGAACAGCAGAACCATCACCTCTTAAAAAATGGTAATCGTATGAACTACTGGTATCGCTATTAAATCTTAAAAAGGTAGTCGTGCTGCCGCTGATAGCTGCGGCGTGCCTTCCTATTGACCTAATTTGTAAATGCTTGTAGGTAGCAGGAATGCTTGTAAATGTGTAAGTAGCAGCTGTGCCATCTGCTGTAAAGCTAGCAATAGACTCATAAGAGCCGCCACCACCACCACCTGCTCCAGCATCTAAAATCGCTGTGATTGTATTAAGCAACTGCGCCCACCACATACCATGTATCAGTGCCAGTCTTGATGCAAGCGGCAGACTTATATTGTGCAAGGGTAGGAGCAGCAGCTACTGCACCACCTGATAGGACTGTAGTAGTGCCAGATGTTACAGCTGAGATTGTACAGACTCCCACGCCAATGTTAAGGACTGTCAGCACAGTACCGATAGGGAAAGCAACAGAAGCGTTAGTAGGGATCTTAAAGGCAATCGCTGTTGCCTTGTTCATGATCTCCAGCACTTGATACTGGTCAGCACTAATGGCTGTGTAGTCTGCTGTGTTAGCTGTGCCGATGGTGAAGGATGTAAGTCCGTTCATCTGGCTTGCTGCCAATACCTGACCTGTAGTAAATGGGAAACCTGTTGCCATGATGCTCCTTAGTAACTGAAAACGCTAGTGTCTAGAATACCGTATAAAGACGAGTCAAGGATGAAACCATCGATGATCGGCTCCGCTGTGCCGTAGCGCACTTTCCACGAGTTAGGTGTGATTGAGTGGGCAACATTAAAGACCTGCACTGTCTTAGATAGCGTAGTGCTATTAGGCTGGGTCGTAGTGATACTGACTGGAGTAAAGAAGTCCATCGTCAAAGCTGCAACAGTGCCATCCGTGTAGTTATCCTGCTGGAGATCTAGGGTCAGCTCATCCACGCGGGTTGAAGTCTCTTTACGAGATGCAATAAAAGCCTGTGCATAATCTAGAGCTTCTGCATCGGTCTGCATGAGAAGCCCTGATTGGTTATAACTGTGAGTGAAGTACTTAGCAATAGAGGCAGCATCACTGACGGTCTGGACTGTGCCACCTGTGCGGGTGACAGTGGCTAGGTTATAGATCTGGGTGTCATCAAAAACCCACTTGACATTGAAATAGCCAATGCCTGTGCCGTTATCATTAAAGACAATAGGAGCACCTGCAATAGTGCCGACTGTAACATTGCGATCTTGAAAGGCGCAGCGACCCTGTGCATCCATGTAGATAGCGCCATACTCAGTAGTAGCAACAGTCTGCAAAGCTGCTAAGGCTGTGCGCTGTGTTGCTGGGTCTGCCTGAACTGTGGTCAATCCTGTATCGACATCTCGAAGCGCTAAAGGCCAGCCTATAGTGTCAAGGATCTTACTAATGCGTGAGCCTGTGGTCTCACCTGCTGTTGCATCAACTACACCGAAGAATTGTGCATTCTGGAATAGTCTAAAGCCATCAACTGCCGTAACTGTGGTATAGACAAGATCACCCTCGAACTTAGGGGTCGTAGTGTTATAGCCTGTGATGTAGCCTGCAAAGATTGGGTAAGTAGTACCGCCATAAGTTGCAGTGATAGTTATCTTACGCATAGGGCTTAAGTAGGTGTAATAAGGGCTGGCAGTATTCTGCGGGTTGAAGTCACCATTCTGGTCAATAATGCGAACTGCAGCTGTGCCAGTCTGAAAGACTTCTGCTGAGATCTGTCGGCCTCGGTTAGTCTGTACTGAGTCAAGAAGGTTAGAGACATCGACTACGAGGCTTGCTGGGCTATCTGAGAGGACATCTGCACCATCTAGGAGCGATGAGTCAAGGATAAATGGATAGCCGAATGAAGCCCCTGTAGAGAAGTCAATGACTACATTGATGACTGGTCTGGTCACAGAGTGCCAGCCTGTACAAGTGAGTCACCTCTGCGGTTAAGTTGGATTAAAGAGTTCTGAATCAGGTTAGTCAGTTCATCTGGGTTAGCAATGGTGTTAGCGTAGATGTTAATCGTTGCTGCTTCCTTCTCGCGGAATGACTGTAGTGCCCCTGAGTTGCTATAGATAGAGCTTGCCTGTAGGGATGCAGTCTTAGCTGCTGTGTCCATGTCTAGCAAGTCTGCAAAAGCATTAGCGCGAGCAGATGCTGCTTCTGCATATTCTAGGATAGCCCCGATAGATCCGCCTGCTGTTGAGATAGGGGCAATGAAGTCTCCTGCTGGAATCCCAGAGCCTAGTGATCCGCTTGTTGGTATGTTCGCTTTACTTGCTGCATTAGCCATGCCAAGCAGTCTCATCATCTCAGCAATCTTGGCAAGAGCATCATCTAGATTCTTTTGATCAATCAACTCTTTAGGCTTTAGCCCTGCAAGGATAGAATCAATATTAGTTAATGTTACCTTTTGACCAGTCAAAGTGCCAAGGATTTTAAGATCTTCGTTAAGTTTCTTAGTTGCTGCAATAATAGCTGCTTCATCCTTAGCAGCCATTGCATCTTCTAGATTCGAAATTGATTGCTTTACATTTAGGCGAGCAATATCATTGGCAATTTGCAACCTTTGTGTGTCTGTGGTTGCCTTGGCTAATTGCTCGGTTTGACTAGTAAGAGCCGCTGCATTCTGAATCTTCTCCATGTCAAATATATCCTGACCCTTGCCGAGAGCCAGTTGCGCCTTTTCAAGTGCTGCCTTTAGTTTGGCTGCTTTAAGAGCCTTCAATTCTTCTGCCGTTAGCTTTGTCTTAGTCTTAAGAGTACGAGCAGCGTATGTAGATTGAAGTTCGGCTAAGTGAGCAAGAGCTTGAGCAGTTGCACCTGTTTGGGCTGCTGTTTCTCGTGCTTGATTACCTAATTCATTTAGAATGCGAATTCCATCATAAATCGGATTGCTTCGCATTGCCAATTCCATAATTTTATTTAAGCCAGGAATTTTACTGATTGCCTCGGAGGCAGTCTTAATGTAACCAATCATTACCCCAATACCACGAATGGTATCTGCTACATAAAGAGCAACACTTTCCATCTGCACTGCTAGATTATCTACAGTGTTTTCATCACCGAGAGCCTTGAGTGCATCGATTAAACCTGTGCCGATAATCTCTTGCACATTAGCAGAAGCAACGCCTAATTTATCGATTGATCCTTGAAAGGTGTTAGCAGCCTGTGTTGCAGATCCTGCGAATGTTGTTTCAAGTTGCCCGATGATATCTTCAAACTTGCCAGCCTTTAGATCAGCCTTAGAGATACCCACACCGAGACGAGACAATGCAGCGTTATTGCCTAAGTATGCACGACTCAACGCGGCTGTAACTGAACCCAAGTCCTTGCCAGTTGATGCCGAAATATCTAGCGAGAGGTTTAGAAGTCTTTGTGCTTCGCTGGAATCCCGTGTGGCTACCGCTAGGGTCTGATAGGCCGGACGAAGCTTGTCATCCACAATTCCGAATTCGCTTTGTAACTTCTGGATGTATTCTTCAGAAGATGCTGCATCTCTACCAAGCCCTACATTCTTAAGAGCGAGGGCTAATTGCTTTTGTGCCTTCTCGTCTTCTGCTGCTGCCTTAATGGAAGCCTTACCGAAAGCGAGAATCTGCTGACCACTAAAGGCAAGACCTAAAGCTCCTGCAAGTTTCTTAACATTCTTAGACATCTTGTCTGTTGCTGTTTCGGCTTGCTTAAAGCCCTTCTTGCCAGTGAACTCGGCAGCAATGTCAATAATTACATTAGCCATGATTAGCCTCTCACTGTTGCTCTTTGATTAAGTTTAGTAGCTGCTGTTGAAACAGCTCTAAGCACGCCTTCTCTAGCCTTACCGTTGTTCTCATCATAGGCACGATAAAGTAATCGACCTTGCATGCGATCTTTACCCTTAAGAGGTGCACGAAACTTGCCATCCTGATTAAGTACGAATCGACTCTCTGGGCTCTTCTTACCCATACGCTCGTAAATAGATCCAGCCCGGCTTTTGTTAAATACTTGAGCAAGAGATCTGAATCCTCTTGAATTAGCCTTTGATGGGCTTGTCTTAAAACCAATTCTAGATTTAACCTCAGCAGGATTAAAGGTAGGAAATGTTCCCTCAGACATCTGCCGAGGCAGCCATCCGCTTAACACTTGTCCACGATCTGGAACATAGCCTCTAGCAGCTTTAGAAATCGGTGTAATGGCTGTCTTGATTTCTTTCTGAGTTTCTTTTGCTAAATCAGGTGCGAAAGTCCGGAGAGCTCTGCGAAGTTCAACGGCGCCCTTTACGCTTGCTGGCATCGCTCACCTCTTTCGCTTCATCCTTGAGCCCCTGCACTAATGCATCGAGCATGGTCTTATCTAGATCTAATAACTGCTGTGGCGCGATTCCCAATCTAATGCTTAGCCTAGCGATTAGATAGGTGAACGGAAGATCGCGCTTTAAGCTAAAGGGTCTGAGTCTAATACCTCAACACTCTTAAGTGTCTCGATAAAGTCAATCCCGAAAGGCTTAACAGATTCACCTGCTCTGCGTGTTACTTCCCATGCTAACCAATAGACATCGCTCTGCTTTTCTTCATCGCGAAACGCCTTATGGAAGCCCTTTTTAGCATACTGTTCGAATGAGTACTCCACTGCTGGAGTGATCTCGCCTTCTAGTACGCTTCCATCTGTACGAACGATCTTTAGTTTTGCCATGAGTTTGCCCCTTTGTTAGTTTTTTAGAATGTGCCTGTTGTGGTTACTGCAACTGTTGAGTTAGCAGTAAATGTAATTGACTGTGTAGCCATATCGCCTACAGCACCATTGATGTCTGTAGTGTTATTGACTAGCAATGAAACAGTGTAGAGAGGGTTAGTCGCTGAGACTGCTGTTCCCTTTTCCTGTAGGAATACACATGTGACTGTCGTTCCCCATGCTGCCTGTAGTGTTGCCAATACATTTGCAGATGCTGTGTCATTTAGGAAGTCGATTGTTACAGTCGATGCTTCTAAGCCCTTAACGAACTTGTGTGAAGAATCGCCCATAGCTGTTACTTCTAGCTCATCGAATGTGCGGTTTAGTGTAATGCTTGTGACATGGTCTGAAAGATCAACAGAGTTAATCTTCACACCGACTTTGTTATTTAGAAATACAGCCATGAGATTATTCCTCGTCTTTCTTTGTAGGTGCTGGCTTTGGTGATGATGGTGCTACCTGCCCGATCTTGATCAGGAAGGCTTCGTTTTCTTTTTCCCACTCGGACATTTTAGCTCCAACTCGTAAGGATTGATACGGACATCTCGCAGCTTAAAAGGTCTCCCGATGCAGCGTTGAGAATACTAGGTGCGCTGATTGCGCTTACATTATAGGTTAAAGATGATGCAGCGAGCTTTGCGAACACGCCACAGACGAAATCTTCTATGCCGTTCAAATTGCCTTCGTTGTCGTAGAGCATGGTCGTTATAATAATTTTAAAGTTTGCCATTGGGCTAATAGTGATGTGCTGATTGTTGCTGGGTGTTAAATAAGGATCATCTGGAGACACGATCACAGAGTTAGCAAGGACTGTTGCAGGTGGAAATGCAAAAACTTGATACTTTGTATTATCTACTAACGCTGTTGCTAAAGTAGTGCGAAGGGTTGTGATGGGTGTTGTCATGAACTACCCGATCATACTGGTAGGCGCAAGCGCGTGAGAAACCAAGCCCCGTACCTTCGCCAGAAGTTGCGCTGACATCCGATATGGGGAAGGCTGGAAATCAATCGCATTAGAACCTGAAAGGGTAGCGGTTCTTGCTTGCCAGATTTCAACAGATATCATCAAAGCTGCTTGCTGAATTGCTGCATCTAAAGCCCAGTCCACATAAGTGTCTGCTGAGACTGTGCCGAAAGGTTGTACTGGATGCTCTACTGCTGGCGTGTTGTTATTGCCTGTAATGTTGTAAGTAATGTTGTAATCGCCTACTCCAGTAAGAGTCTTATTGCCGTTGTGCTTTGAGCCATTGCCAGTAATGTTCACTGTCTGGCCGACATAAAACACTTTCTCTACTTTGTCCTCGAAGTAAAGAGTGCCAGTCGTGGCTGTGTTGCTATGAGCGATATTAAAAGTAGTGTTAGTCCAGAGCATAGGCAGTAGAACTGCATCTGTTGCATCACAGACTTCTTGCAAGGTGGCATCTGGGTACAGCGTACCGACTCCGAGGGTTGATCGGAGTTCTGCGACTGTGGTTAGTGCCATGATTTCCTTTCTAAAGACTCTAGGGAGTCAGAGGGCTACTGACCCCCTAGAGCGACTTAGTAACCTATTAAGTTAGGTTGAACTTACGAACGCCCTTGCCTGACTTAGCAAGATAGATTGCTAGGTATCCGTAAAGGTTGATTTCGATCTCGCCTGTTGTCAAAACATTGACACGAAGCTGTGTCTGTGGTGATTCCCAGACATATACTGAAGATGGTGCAACCAAGAACGCTGAGTTATCGATTACGCCTGATGCAGAGATGTTGTGATCTACGATCAAGTCAGTACCTAGTACATTTCCGCGGACAGATGTTGCTACTGCTGTACCTGCTGCGTTGTATGTTGCACCCTGTGCTGAGTAGAGTGCGCGACCTGTTGTGTCTGCGTATCCTGTGATAGCTGCCCACTGGTCAGTTGAAGCGACTAGCTTGTTAGCGAAGTCTCCGCCTGTACCCTTGTAAGCTGCTGCGCCTTCTACTGAGATGAATGACTGCAATCCAGCTGCTGTTGCTGCAGTTGTTGCTGCTGTTGTTCCGTCAGCAATGAACGCTGCTAGAAGTGCTGCATCTGTAGCCTTCTCGTATGCCTTGCGCAATTCAGTCATCATAATTTCCATGAATGCTGGTTGGCTACGATCTACGAGCTCAAAACTCACTCTCTGAAGGCCACTGAACTTGTTAATCGAGACCGTATCGTACGCGCTTGTCATCCCAGTTTCTGATGGTGCTGCGCCTTCGTTTGTGTCTGCAACTGTTGGAGCAGTGTCAGCTGAAGATGCGTTTGTGTAAAGGCGTGGAACTGTGAAGCTCATGCCCTCTGCAATAAGTGCTGCGCGTGTTGCTGCCTCGAATGCTGGACGGCCTGTAAAGGTGTCAGTAATAAATGTGTTTAGGTGTGGTGCAAGTGTCAAGCCTGTGTTTGTTGATGTTGAATCATCTGCTGCGCGAACGATGCGGCGTGATTCGTCATCGCCTAGAGCTGCCTTAATGTTAGCTTCTAGGTATTGTGCTGATGTGATTGGTGCTACGCGCTCGCGCACGAATGTAGTTGCTGTTACAACAGTTGGACGAGCAGCTTCAACCGCTGCTGCCTCTACTGGTGCTGCAACTGTCTCTGGAGTATTCTCCACAGCTGTCTCGCTTTCTGTTGGTTGGGTTGGTGCTAAAGGATGTCCTTCGACTTCCTCAGCTGCTACATCGATAACCTGAGCAGACTTAAAGGCTGGCTCTGTTACCAAACTTACTTCAAGCAATTTAGCAGCGGATACAAACATCACATTGCCTTTTTGCTTTGACTTAATTACTTCTACGCCTACAGACAGACCTGACTGCAAGCCTTCCTCTGCAAGGATAAGAGCTTCAGATCCACGATTAGATCGTGAGACTTTGAACGATGCATAAATTCCATCTTCTTGCTCTGTGAACTGGGTAGCCTTGCCGAGGGGTTGGCGTGAGTCATGCTGATTAAGAAGCTTGACAGTTTTAGGATCTTCTGGAAGTGCGATTGCGCCCTTCTCGAATACGACCTTACCTGCTGAAGTGTTACCGACTTCACCTGTTCCTGCTGGCACGATCTTGCCTGAGATTAAGCGTTCCTCAACATTGGCAATTAAGCCAGATGAGAAGTGGATTACTTGGTTTTCCATTATTCGATTCCTTCACTGCCGTTAGGTGTTAGATCTTCCATCTCCATAGCCTGTTCAACTGTAATCAAGCCTAGAGATAACATTTTTTCAATTACTAGCAATCGCTCCATTGGTTCTGTTGCTAAGAATGATGAGTCCACATCGAAACGCACGGAATTGCCTCTAGCGGTGATGTCATCCATTGAGAGCCTGTCCTGAATGGCATTTACATAAGGAGCAAGGCTCATTGAGAAGAATTGTTTGCGCTCATCTAAGACATTAGCGTAAGTCATTGATGAGTTGGCTTCTGCTGAAAGCATATAAGCGGGGATGTTGCATAGACGAGCAATCTCAGTTGCTAGGAACTGTTGCGCTTCGTCATACATCATGTCTTTAGGCGAGAATGATGTTGGCTGATACTCAAGAGTAGATGTTAAGTATGCAGTTGAGCGATTGTTGCGAGCATTCTTCCATGCTGCAAGAAGTCCAGCGATCTCTTTAGGATCTAGGTCTGCGCCATTGTTACGCAATACTCCAGAAGGCATCGGTGTGCTGGCTGCTAATACTGCTGCCTTACGAAGGTCGATTGCAGCTCTAATTGTTTCAGATCCGCGCTCTAAGATTCCTTCATCAAATGATTGAAATGTCACAAGAGATCCGAGACCTGACATCGGTACTGCAACTGCATCGATGTAATATTGAGTGACAGTCATGCCGTAAAGATCTGTCGTGAATGTAACTTTAACATTCGGAATCCATTGGAAGCGAGAAGGTCTGCCATCTTCAGCATAGACTTCTGTGACTTGCCAGTATGCAACGCCATACATCATCAATGAATCTACAGTCCACGCCATTGTTACAGAGCGTGGCTGATTAACAGCTGGCTGATCAACCCAGACAGGGTTGCCTAATTCTTCACCTGTTGAGTTACGGTAAAGGTTAAGTGGAAGCCCACCGATAACACCGCTTAAAAGGTTTCGGCATTTTGCAACTGACGGCACAGACAT